ATTGTTGTTAAACGAAAAAATAGTTCCGTTTGACAAGGTGGTTGCGTTAGGCAATTGAATGACTTGACCGCCTGACCCTGTAACCAAATAAACGGGGGTTGACGCAACGGTTAGCGTGATTGTGGACCCTGATGCCGCAACAGATGTAAAGCCAGCAAAAAACGCATTAGCAGATATATTTTGGTTTGCATCTCGCAAAGTTACGCTATTTGCGCCACTTGTGCCATACGATGTGCCCCAAGCCGATCCCGTAGAGTTTGGAATTCCTGCGCCAGGATAAACCATCCCGCCACCGCCGCCGCCAGTTGCGTTGATGGTTATTGCCGCCGATCCATCATAAGTAGTGCCAGAACTGAACGTGATGTTTGTGCCTGCGGTCAACGCATATTGCACCTTACCGGCGGTCAATGAAGCAGCCGTGCCTGTCAAACTTGCGCCAGACCCGCTAAACCCTGTGGCTGTCAATACACCAGTAGACGGTACATATTGAAGTTTTGTAGACGAAACGGTAATCGGCAAATTGCCGGTGGTTGTGCTTAAAAATGTCGGATACCAAGTTGCACTCGAGCTGGTATTGTCAGTAACCGTCACATTGGTGGCAGTGCTTGCTGTTGTTGCCGTGCTTGCCGAACCCGCCGATCCATCAATATTTGTGCCTGTCAGACTGATAGACCCAGATGCCCTATTCAGAGCTACTGCGGTCGTTCCGATATATACGGTTGAATTACCCAATACCGCGCTAGGGATAGTCCCAGACAAATTACCGGCAGTCAAACTGGTCAGACTTGCGCCTGAGCCAGCAAACCCAGTAGCCGTTAAAACGCCTGTTGACGGTACATATTGCAGCTTGGTGGATGAAACGTATTCAGTTGATGCATTGCCCGTTGTAACCGCCGCAAACAGCGGATAACGGGTGGTTGCCGTTGTTGTGTCGTCTGAGATAGCCACAGACGCGGCAGGATTTGACCAGTACGGTGTGCCAGACCCCGCAGATGTCAGTACTTGGCCTGATGATCCATTCCCGATAAAACTTGTTGCGTTTGTACCACTTTGATAAGGTATGTTGCCTGCGACACCATTATTAAGATTATTGGCGTATGTAGCCGTTCCTGACAATGTGCCTGCAAAATTAGTAGAAGTTAAAGTCCCACTGTAAGGATTAAAAGATAACTTTGTTGAAGTGACATCTAAAACCGTCACAGCGCCTGTACTTACAGGGCTTAATGTTGGATATAGAGTGGCATTTAATGCCGTGACATCTTGAATGCCAAGAGTGTTAGTTCCAGAAACAACAAATGGCTGACCCTGCCCAATAAAGGTATTAAATGTGTTATCGACATTGAACAGCGCCTGAACAGGCAGTATGTTTTGATCTAAAACAACAGCAGGATCAGCCATAACTTAGGATTGGTCAGCCGCAGGAGTCACATACAAAATGCCAGCAGTCGCAGAATTGCTCTTAGCTGTCAAATAGAACGGTGACGTTGGGGTCGCCAAAATAAGCGGTGTATTCATGGCGGCAGCTAAAACAAAGTCGCCATTTGTGCCATCAACTGGAAATGTGGGTGCGCCAGGATCGGCAGTTCCCCATCTAACAGCGATTGGTGCTGCGCCCGTGTTCAAGAACGCAGTGTAGTTAATCTGGTCGTTAGTGTTATCAGCAATTAACACAGCCGCATGAGCCGTGCTTGTGACTGACAACGCAACTGTCTGACCAGCGTTTCTCTGGACTGATGACTGTGCCATTACAGTTGAGCCACATGAATGATGCCGAAGTTCAAAGTCAAAGCCTCAGACAATGAGCCTGCGCTTGCGTTTGAAATGACAACTGTGAATGAACCGTTTGCAACAGCGGCAACGCTCAACAGATATGTACCAGCAGTTGTAGCGCCAGAAGCCAAGGCAATAACTGGAATGTCGTAAGCACTAACAGCACTGTTTGTAACCACAAAAGCCACTTCAGCACCAGCCGCCAAAGCCGCGTTATTGGTCACAATTTGACCTGCCGCCGCATTGATGGTAACGCCTGTTGATTTGCTGGTTAATTGAGTTACAGAAGAAACCGCTGTTGTTGGTGAGCCAGTTGTGTAGCCCATCTGACCACTAACTGAGTTAACCAAAGAATAAGTAGCGTCAATAATATCTTGATCAAGATATGCAACGCCAATTGCTTGAGTATTAGCCATGATGATTCCTTTACAGAATGAATTGATTGTACTTTAAAAACAGAAAAAGCCACCCCTTTTGAGAGTGGCCTTCTCTTAGATTACATTAAATTAGCTGTAATTGCTAAAGTCGTAACCATAGACATAGACATCCATAGTAGCTGTTGCGCCTTGAGCAGTACCCACGTTCAAATACAAGTTTTGAGCAGATTGGGTAGCAGTAGAAGCAACAGTACGCTGAGACACCACACTAGAGCCAGTGAGGGCTGACAATGCGGCGTTGGACACGATGCCAGTACCACCAGCGCTAGGCGCGGTGAATAAGCCAGCGGCGGCGGTGGTCAAGCTGGTGGAAGCGTTTGTAAAGACAACGTTGCTAACAGAATAGTTAGTAGAGTTGTTGATTTGCAAAACAGCTTGGTCGCCAGTTGCGTTGACGTTGACACCAGTTGCAACAGCCAACAAGCGGATGGCTTGATTAGAGGCGAGATTGCTAGGGTGGATTGTGGTGACGCTATTAGGTGCAGCCATGATTTTCTCCTTGGTTTAGGTTAATTAAGCTGCAACGCGGCAGGCCAACTCAGGGTACAGCGGCGCCCAGCCGTACAACACATCCAAACGAGTCGGGATCGAATCGTTGTTGATGGTGTACTGACGAACCACACGCATTGACAGACCGATTTCCTTGTCCGAAGCGCGACCAGCAAAGTGAACACCCTCTGGCAACTCAAGGTCGGCCACTGCAAGAGTGAACGCATTGCGGTGCATGATGATGTTTTGTGGGCTAACAGTACCGGTGTTGTTGAACGGTGTAACTGCGGATGCGCCAGGTGATGTGACAGACACGTTTTGGAACTGACCAGCGGTGATCACAGCAGGGCTGACGGTCACAGAAGTAGTACCAGAAGTGGAAACGGTCACAGGTGCGGTCACAACGAAGTTACGCAGCTTGTTAGAACCATAAGCCTGACGGTTCTGGGGGTTGACAGCGTAGACGTTAGCGATCTGGATAACATCACCTTGTTGCAACGATGCGTTGGCAGTGGTAGCCGACAATGCGATGGTTGAAGTAGATGCCCAGCCAGATGTTAAAAAGCCTGTTGCTGTGGAAGTGTTGCAAGACAAAGTGGCGGTTGAATAAGAACCGAATGTCTGAGACACAACGTTCTGATCCATCTTCCAATTCATACCGGCAGAGTCACGACCCATCAAGCCCTTGCGATATTGCTCGCCGATAGCTTCTTGAGGAACGAACAAACCTTTCAAGCTGTCCACAATAGTGGCAGATGTAAAGGGTTCAACGATACATGAACGGCGACCATCACGTGGTGCGCCTTCAGCGTCCAAGTAAGCGGCAGCAGTCAGGTATGTGATCAAACCTGTGGGTGGTGTGCCAGCAGTACCGACAATGTTGGCGGTATTGTTTTTGGCCATAACCAGACCATCACGGTCGATCTTGTTGGCGATTGCAGCACATTCTGTTACTTCAGCTTTCGCTTACTGACCATTTTCATGGCGGGGTAAATTCTTCGATCTACCCTCTCTGCCTTCAATCAGGTTATAGCAGAGTTCAGACTATCGCATCTCCCTTAGGAGTCGCCCCACTTAGTCGTTCAGGCTGCACAGCTTTCGCTTGCTTGCCCCTTGTTAGCCTCCTCAGGCCGTCCAAGTCAATCAGGGGTGATTTTCCTAGCTCTTAGTGAACTAGGCCGCTACTGTTAACGGCAGGCTTCAATACGCGATCAGAAAACATATCCAACGACAATGCCAAGTCCTGAGTTGTGAACTGGGTATCAACGTGGAACTGTGTTGACAGGGTTACAGGAACGCTTGTCTCGTTGAAATCTTCAACGTTCAAAGCAGGGCCAGTAGTACCAATGAAACGACCAGGACGGCGGACGTTCACGGTGTTACCGATTTTTGCGCCTACGACAGCAAATTGGTCGTCATAGTTGCGGTCGACTTCCGATGTGAAAGTCAATTCGTTTTCCAAAACCATCAACGCTTCGTTGGTGATCTTGGAGATGGTTAGCAGTTGATTTGCCATTTGATTTCTCCAAAAAGATTAGGTTTACTTGATCTTTCCGGTTCTGCGTTGGGCTTTCCACTGTGCGTATGTGCCATGAAACTCTCCATCAGAGCCTATTGGTACATCCACCGGTGCTGTCCCACCACGAATCGGGCTGATCGGGGCTGGTGCTCTACTTTTAACCACAGTTTCCTGTTTAGCAGTTGGCTTTGCGGATAACCGCTCTTCCAATTTCCCTATCTCTCTGAGTGCCGCTTTAGGCGACATAGCCGATATTTTCTTTGCGAGTTCGTCATTTTCAGCTAGGTGGTACAGAACCTGTGGTCCTACATCACTCTCCAGAATTGCATCCCTAACATCATCGTTTACGACAACATCACTAGACGCGACAATCTCATCAAAGTCAGGCAATGATGCTTTGACCGCTTGCACCTTACTCGCCCAAGATTCGATGACCTTTTGGCGCTCGGCTGCAACCTTTTCCTCTGCATCTCGCCTATCCCGTTCCGCTAACGCTTTTTCTGTCGAATACTCCGCTAGAGCTTTCGCATACTCAAATGCGTCTTGAAACTGGCTTGGCTGCGGTTCTTCATCCACTTCTTGCGCTTTTGGCGCTGCCGGTTTCTCAAGTGCCGCAATACGGGCTTCTAATTCTTCCCTACGCTGACGTTCCATCTGCGCTTCTTTACGCGCTTCTTCACGTTGTTTGGTCAAATCAGAAAACCGTCTCTCAAGTTTCGGGTTCTGCTTCTTTTCTTCTGTGGGTTTGGCTTCTTCCTGCTCTTCAGGTTCACTCTGTTCCGCTTCTACTTCCGGCTCGTTTGGAGTTTCCTCAACAACCGCCTCGGGCGCTTCACGATCAGCTAAACCTAATCTCTGTGCATAAAAATCTGCCGCATTTTCGCTGGTCAATACTGACCCTGCTTCTTTTTCAGACATGAGTTACCTCAAGAATTAACCCAGTTGACCCAACTGGTAAGGTTTTGTGGTTTATACCACAATGTTGTTTTTTTGTCAAATAGCCCGTTCAGTAGTTTCTGATGATGCGTTCTGACGGGATATGTGATCAATGTGCGCCAGCAACAGGGCAAATTGCCCTTTGATTTCCTCAATTTGTAGCTGGGTGGCGGTAATTTTATCGGTATCACGTTCTTTCATTTCGACCCGCGCATCAGTATCACGGCGCTTGGTTTCGTTGGACATCTCAATATCGTGCGCTTTGGCGGTCTGCTTCATCAGTTCGCGCTTGGTTTCATTGTCCTGCTTAACTTGCTCAATGTCCTGACGTTGCTTGATCATCATCTGCAACTGCTGGATTTCCTGTGCCATCTGTTGCATTTGCGCCTGACTTTGCGCCAGTTGCATCTGAACTTGCGGAGGAATTGGGCTTTTCTCGTCAACTTGAGACAACGGGTTCAGCGTAGCCAAGCGGTCGGCAATGGTGTCGGCGCCAGGGAAATCCATGTTGCGGAAGATTAAATCACCCGCTGTTTGCATCAAAGTCGGGTCGGCAGACAGCATTCCCATCATGGATTCGACAGCCTCTTGGCGCTTGCTGTTGTAGCCTGGTCCTGTTTCCATCACCACATCATATTCACCAACCGTCACATCGTTCAGCACTTCGCCAACCGCTGTGCGCTCGTTCAGCGTCACTAAATCAGGCTTGCCATCATCCCCAATGATTCGCAAAACACGCTCAGAATCGTAAATTTTCGGAATCAAGTCCAAAATGATCTTGCCAGTGTGGGAAATTGATCGTGTCAGGTTGTCGTAATAATCAAAGTTGGTCAGGTCAACCTGTTGCTGTTGGCCATTCAGCGCCTTGCCCGATATATTGCCGGTCGGCATTTGGTTAGGGTCAAAGATACCCATGATGGCAGACAAATCGTCATTGATGACGCTTGCCGCTGTAATCACGCCAGCAGGCGGTGGCTCAGGCTGTAAACGCTGTGGCGGTGGTGCTGGTTGACCGTCAATGTCTCGTTGCTTGTAACGCAAATAAGACGTTGATTTGACGTTTGCCTGCGCCCACTCGTTCTCATGACCCTCGTCTTGACCTTCCGCCATGATCCACTTGGCTTTTGGTGCAAGTGCAATGCTTTCAGTCAGGCTGGTCTGCCAGAAGTTGTACATACGCTGCGGGTCTTTGGCGTTGCGGATCATGCCAAACTTCTTGCGCTTATTGCCGATCACCACATGGCGACCGTAGCATGGAATCACCGGAATGTGGCGACCAGGCCAGTCTTGTTCCTCAATAACCTCAATGGCGGTCATCTTCTTCCACTTGATGGTTTTCTTGAAGCTGGATCGCTCATCAATGACCGACAAGCCCGCCAATTCCAACCGCTGGAAAAAGTCCTTGCCATCAGCAAATTTCATCGTGCCATCTGACAAGTGATACAGCGTTGCCTTTTCCCGCACGGTATAGAAGTATTCGGCAATGCGTATATCTTCCTTGGTGATCCACTCAGACTGACTGTCGCCTGTGCCGCGCTGGGTGAACGATGTGCCATCATCCAAATCAGGATACAGCTTGCGAAACACCTCTTTCGGCATCATGGTGGTAATCAGGCACTTCTCAGCGTCTGAGCCATCAGGGGCAATTGAGTTAGGGTCAAAATACACCGTGAACGGGTTATCAACAGGTTCAATGTAGATTTCCTGATCAAAACTATCTTCACGCACATACTTTGTGGTCACGCGCCAGTAGCCCCAACCCATGCGGACAGCGTAATCAAAGGCGTTGTCATAGGCATGGTCGGCGTTACTATTGACTTCAATGTGTCTAACCACGCCAGATATAACTTGCGCTATCTTGGCATCAGCTTCAGTATTAGTAGCATGGACTTTGATGCGTGGGCGTTGCTGACGCTGTTGGTTTGTAACCTGTCGGCAAAATGTATCGAGCTTATTAATGGTCAGAACTGGTCTTGACTCCAAATTGCGGGAGTTTTGCAGTTCAACAGGCCATTGGTCGCCATTGACAAACTTTAAGTCCTCCAAGGCTTCTTGGCGGTTCATCGTGTCGGCATCGTTGCTGAACTTTAGAAAGTCCACCGCTTCTTGAATAATCGGGTCGTAATCGTCCATTTAGCCCATCCAACTGTTTGCGCTGCCGTACATCGGCATCGGTTTGGGTTTCCTACGTTCTTTGGGTTCATTAATCATCAGACCAATGTACCTAAAGGCATCAGCACCGTGCGAATACTGGTCATGTAACGGATTGCGGCTAAACTGCTTTGTATCAGGGTCAACCTCATACCGATAATGACGCAGACATTGTAAGCCATCATAACAATTTTCTCTATCAAAATAACATGATCTGAAAATAGTTCGTGCCGCGTTGATACTGTCCACCACTGGTGTTTTCTCAATAATGCGGGTTTTATGTCCCGCTGCCCTGACAATTTCCTCGATTGACCGCCCATTTGCCGCCAGCGTCTTGTTCTGGGCATCGTGCGGCAACCATAACGTGTCATATACATAGCCAAACTTTTGCATTTCA